CTGACGATTCTGAGGTAACATGGCATTACCCGGTTGGTGACGCCAGTGCGGATATCACCAACTATGTTACATATAACTATTTAGAGGATAACTGGACAATCGGAACACTGGACCGGGGGGCATACATCCATGCTCCAACGAAAGAGTATCCGGTTGCGGCGTCAAACAGCCTGTCAGACATAGACAACAACTTTCTGTACCTGCATGAGTTTGGGCACAGCGCTGACGGTGATCCTCTAAACGCCTTTGTAGCTTCTGGGGGAATTGGCTTGGGCGATGGCGAGTCATTCATGTCGATAAGGCGCGTGATACCGGATTTTACCTTCCGGGGCACAACCTCTGCCGCAGACTTGTCAATGGAGGTTCTTGGCAAGGATTTCCCGCTCAACACAGAAACAGTGCTGGATACAGCATCAATAGATAACACCACGGGCCAGTATCATTTGCGAGCCAGAGCTAGAGAAGTGATCGTCAAGATCAACACGAATGGCTCGGATTACGGCTGGACGTTGGGGGATTTGCGCTTTGACATACGCACGGACGGTCGCCGCTAATGCCTAGATATACGACATTGCCGGTAGCGACCCGCGAGTATGAGCAACAGAATGAGCAGGTTGCGCGCAGGACGATAGAGCAGTCCTTGCAGGACATCTCCAGCACGGTCGAGGGCAATACAAACAAGACCAACAAGGACTCATCACTGGCCTTGCGCCGGTTCCAGTTCCTGTTAATGGGGGCGAGTAGTGGCTGACGTAATCAAGGTATTGGGTCAGTCGGCTCCCGCGGCAACCACGACAACCACCTTGTACACGGTGCCGAACCTCAATCAAACCACCGTTAGCTCGCTGGTTATCTGCAACAGAACAGGCGGCGCCCTCACTTATCGCGTGAGCGTGCATGTTGCGGATGCGGCGGCTGACGACAAGCAGTATCTATATTACGACAAGACCCTTGCGGCAAACGAGACATTCTCTGCCGTGCTAGGGCTGACTCTCAATCAAAGCGACGTGGTCAAGGTGTATGCGAGTAACACCGGCCTTAGCTTTAACATGTTTGGTGTAGAGACAAGCTAATGAATCAATACCCAGCGAAACCGATAATGGACGAAATGGCGAAGTATGGCCGCTACGGCGATACCATGCTGGTCCATATGAACCCCGTGGAAGTAGCGGGGATTGCGTCCTTGGTTCCCGGCGGAAAGCTGACCACAAACCCCGTCACAGGACAGCCAGAGGCGTTTCTCCCCCTGCTGTTTGGTCTTGCTGGTGGAGCGTTTGGCCTCGGCACGCTGGGCACGGCGGCTCTGACCGGAATCGGCACGGCGGCGGTAACGGGCGATCTCAAGCGCGGATTGCTAGCTGGCCTGACCTCTGGCTTGACAGCGGGAATCGGCGAAGGGCTTGCGGAGGGTCTTGATGTCGCTACAGAGGGCGTGGATGCAGTCGCTACCGGCGCAGAGGTGGCCAGTCAGGCCGTAACAGATGCTTCTACTCAGGGATTGGCTGGCTTGACGGATTATACGGGTCAAGCCGCTGATATGGCCCAGAAGATTTCAGATGTCGGCGGTTATGCGCCCGTTGACTATATGGCTCAGGCGCAAAGCATTGCAGACACTACCGCTCAGGCAGTAGCTCCTGCGGTAAGAGCGCCCAATATGAGCGATCAGATATTTGGCTCCGCAGAAGGCATCGTCCAAGAGGGGATTGGAAAGCTCGGAACCAGCGGACAGCTTGTCGGCGCAATGACAGCCGAGGGCGTGTCCCAGCAAATGCAGACCCAGCAGGACTTTGAGCGCCAGCAAGCGGCTAGGCGGGAAGAGTCAGAGGCCAAAAAGATGCAGGCATACGATGACCTGCAAGGCGCCTATGCAATGGCACAGCCCGGAGCACAGCGTGGCTATAGCCCATATCGCTCCATGATGAGCAGAAACACTCCCCCGCCATTTGTCCCCGGCATGCAGGAGGGCGGGGTGGTTAATACAAACGGCATCGACGTTCCCGGCATGACGAGTTTTGAGGCTTGGTTGGCTGGCCCCGGAGCAATGTATGCTTCAGATCCTACTGATGCTCAGTATGCGGCGTATGCGGCGTTTTTGTCAGGAACCGGCACAGGCACCACAGACACTACGGGCACCACAGACACCACAGACACCACAGGCACCACAGATACCATAAGCACTCCGGCCCCTATTAGCACGGTCCCGAGCGAGGATGAGGTCCGCGTTCTTAATATCGCAGGCAGGGGAGATATCTTAGGTCGGGAAGACCAGCTAATTCTTGAGGGATACTACAACCGACTTGCTTTGGCGAACCAGCAGGCAGATGAGGCGGACGCGGCTGTTGCGGCAGAGGAAAACACGCTTTACATCCCAGAAGGGGCGACCAATGCAGAGGCATTGCAGGCACTCCGGCAGGCAAACTTGGTCCCAACAGATGCCTACAACTGGCTCATGCGTCACTACCGGGAAAGCGGCACGGGTGACAGCCAATACTTTGCAAGTGAAAATTTCCCCGGCGTCGAAGAGTGGCTTGCAAGCACGGACTTTAACGAGGAAAACAAGAACTATCTGCGCCAGATTTTGCCTTTGATCCAGCAAGGCGCGACAACCGGCATTCCTCTGACCGGCGGAGCGGGTAGCGTTGAGGACATTGTTGCGTACAACCCATTCGGCGGGACGTATTACGGCGGAGGCGCCAACCCCGGATATGGCGGCTTAGACCCCGTAACCATCCAGAAAAATCTGCGCGGCGGCGTATCCGTAGCCCCACCAAGGGACTACATGCCCGGTTTTGAGCCGGAGTTCAGCTACTTCCAAGAAGACCCGAACAGGCTTGACATCCCGAGTCGCGCATTTAGACCAACCGCAAGGCGATTCTTTAACTATGGCGAGGGTTACTTTGACCCAATCATGGAAGAGCAGGCTTATCTTGATCAGCTTGCCGAGTACTACACCAAGCTGGGCGGCTATGGCCCAGAATCTGTGACCTACCCGACCGAGACGGATTCTACAGAAGATGATCCAGACAATGTCGGTGGTGACGACACCACTGGCGGTGGTGGCGACACGACTCAGGCGCCGACGATCACTAGAGATGAAATTAACGCTCTTTATCAGGAGTTGTTCGGTCGGGACGCTTTGGACGCCGGGGCCAACTACTGGATGAGCGAGGTTGTCAGCGGGAATGTGTCCAAGGATAAGCTCCGAGAGGCGCTTATTGCTAGTGCGCAAGGTTCTGACCGCGAGTACTACGAGCAGAATGTGCTTGGTCAGGGCGGTGACGATACCACCACCACCACCGGAGGCGGAGAAACTGGTGGCGGTCTGGTGAGCAGGTCGCAAATTGATGCCCTTTATCAGGAGCTGTTTGGCAGAAACGCTCAAGATGCGGGGGCCAACTACTGGATGGATCAGGTAAACAGCGGAAACATTGCCGTTGACGACTTGAGAGAAGCGCTGATTTCCGGGGCGCAAGGCTCTGACCGCGAGTACTATGAAAAGAATGTCCTTGGTCAGGGCGGTGACACCACCACAACCGACACCACTGGCGGCGGAGACACCACTGGCGGCGTAGGTGATGGTGGAGAAGCCGCCACAAATTACGGCTCGTATGGAAACCCGCTAACCACATACTCCAGCGCACAAAGAGACAATTACATATACCGAATGCTGGACGTATCAGGGATGGGCGGCGACTACGATCCCGTGGAGGGCGGCAAGCTATCTGGGCAAGAGCGGGGGGCGCAGAAAGAGCGTGCCAAGCTGGTAGTGCGAGATATGTTCAACAGGTATCTCGGCAGGGAGCCTGATAGAGAGGCAAGTGAATACTACGCAGAGCAAATACTGAAGGGCAACTCGCTCAAGGTTTCCGCAAGAAACTTTGACAGGGTGGTCAGGGAAATTATGAACTCTCCCGAAGGCCAAGCATACGCCGCGGCGGTAGAGGCCGGAACAGCCAATATCCCAGACAGGACGATGCCCGGAGGCAACTATACCTACACCGACATCGACGCATGGATGTCTGGCGACCCCGCCTCAAAGCTACCGGACCTTGACCCGACTCCAGACTCGGAGGGTTACTACAGCCCCGCAAATGCACGCGACGTAGACCCGTTCTTGTGGTCGAAGCGCGGCTCTTTTTCTGGCTACAAGGTCAAGGCAGACTCCAAGGCAGAAATACCTGTCAGTGATTTTGCCAGCACTCTGGCCGGCCAAACTGGGCGCTATGGCGGTCGAATGATTTTTGACCCAGAAACCGGAACGATATACGAAGGCATTACCGATGACATGTCTCAGGCAGAGCGCGATGCGTTTACGGCCGGCATTGAAGACATGAGAAGCAAAAATTCACTTCCTATGGGTATAGACCCGAGCCTGATGACTGATGTAGAAAAAATACGAAGCAAGTCGCTTTATGGAGGTCTTGGTAGAACCGATTACAGAATCGGTAACACCCATTACTTTGTTGATGATGAAGGGAATATCGTAAGCTACCAGATTAAACCAGTTAAGTACAGCAATACGCCGAAATTCAAGGGCATGAACAAGGGTGGCACCGTGCCGCTGAGAACCTCTATGGGCGAAACCGAGGTGACGGCTGGCGGTATTGCAAATGTGCCCACCGAGTTCACAGCATCCATGCCATCTGAGCAGGAGTTCAGCATGGTAGCGGCGGCAGTGCTTGGCCGGCTAGAAAACCCCGACCCTATTATTGACATGTTTGTTAAAAAATACGGGCCTGAAATGTTCCAGCGGGTTCGCGAATTTGTCTTACAGAATGTAGCGCCCAACGCTCAGACGGAGGGGATGATCCGCGGCCAAGGCGGTGGTATGGATGACAAGGTTCCCGGCATGATCGGAGATCAACAGCCTGTCGCTGTTTCGCCGGGAGAATTTATTGTCCCTGCTGATGTCGTGTCAGGATTAGGCGATGGAAGCTCTGACGCTGGAGCGGAAAAGCTAGACCAGATGATGGACCGAGTCAGAATGGCTCGCGGCGGTAACACAAAACAAGCCCCGTCTATTGACGCAGATAGAATGATGCCTGCATGAAAATAAGCCTAGTGCCGCTGGAACACGCTTCCATTGCTTGGAATCAAGCGAGGCACTGGCTTGAGCCGGCTGTAGAGACTGCCAACGGTCGATGGACGATGGAGCATCTTTGCGCGGCGGTGATGATGGGTAATACTCAGCTCTGGATTGCATTTGATGATGAAAAGGTCTGGGGCGCAGTAACCACGGAGGTCACTCGATACCCTGCAAGGACGATGCTTTCGATGCATTTTTTGGGTGGAGAGAGCTTTGAAGACTGGTATGGCGACATGCTTGATAACTTGACTCGATATGCCAAGGACGCAGGGTGCGACGGCATAGAGGGTATAGCCCGCTTCGGTTTCTGGAAGTGGCTGAAGGACGACGGATTTAATAAAACATCTGCATTTTATGAAAAGGAGATAGTGTGAGCGCGTTTAGCTTGCGTTTAATGGAGCACAGAGACGCTCCACTGGTTGCCAAGTTGCTGTCTATGTACTTGAGTTCCTCTAAGTATGCAAACCGCGTCCTTAGCGCAGAAAAACTGCCAATGACTATCTTTAATGTAATAGAGCTAGACCAAAACTTAGGTTTGGTTGTTGATGACAACTCAGGCGTGGGAAGAGGCGCGTTTCTTGGGGGGTTGTTTTCTAATCCCCTCTTTGATGGGGATGACGCTCTGGAGTACGGATTTGCGCTAGACCCAGAAATGAGACAGCACACAAGAGAGGCGACAAAAGCGGTGATTCGTGCGTTTGAGGATTGGGCTAAAGAAAAAGGGGCGATGGAAGTTAAGTACACCATCGGCTCAGGGATTCCCGGCAAGACGCTGGAAAGTATTTTTGATGAAACTGGATACGAGCGATTTGGATATTGCGCTCGTAAGGAGATATAAATGTGCGGCGGAGGCGGATCGTCCGGACCAACTGAGTCAACAGTAACCCAAACAAATCTGCCTGAGTACGCAGAACCCTACTACCGCGACCTATTAGCCCGAACAGGCTATGAGAGTGCGGTTCCGTACCAGACGTTCCGAGGCCCGCGCCTTGAGTACTTCCGCCCGGAAGAGCAGACAGCCATGCGTCGGATGCGTGATCTGGGCATGTCGGGTACTCCAGTCGAGCTTGAAATGGCCGGGCAAATAGCGGCCCAGACAGGACTCGGCAACCCTTACGCAGAGACCATGCTGGAGACAACAATGCGGGCGCAAGAAATGCCCGGATACGCCAGCACATTTAGGCAAGGAAATGTTTATAGCGGGTACCAACCTCAGTTCATGACTGACCAAGGCGTCATGCAGGCGTACATGAACCCTTATACCAAACTTGTCACAGACCCGATGGTTCGCGAGGCACGCCGTCAATCAGAGATTAGCGGCCAACAGCTTGGTTTGCAGTCTGCTGGCATTGGTGGTCTGGGCGGCTACCGCGAGGCCATCATGCAGGCAGAGCGGGAGAAAAACCTCCAACAGCAGATCGGCGATATCTACGGAGCTGGATTACAGCAGGCGTACCAGCAGGCAACGGGCGCATACCAGTTTGGCGAGCAGGCCAGACAGCAGGCGGCGGGCATGGGTATGGATGCCGCAAGAATCGAGCAGGCTGGTCGCATTGCAGAAGAGCAAGCTAGAAGCCGTGCCGCAGAGATGAACTTTGCGCAAGCCCAGAGAGCGGCGCAACTTGGCCAGTCGGCTTATGCGCAGTTGCTGGGCGGAGAACAGCAAAGGCTGGCTTCGGCTGGCATGCTCGGCGACTTTGTCGGACAGCGCCAGCAGATGGAGCTGGAGCGGCTCAGGGCTATGCAGACTGCGGGGCAGATCGAGAGAGAACTGCGCCAGCGCGGTCTGGATATCGGGTACTCCGACTTCCTTCGCCAGCAGGCGTACCCAAGAGAGAATCTGGCGTTCTACAGCTCTATGTTGCAGGGCATACCGATTGCGCCGGGACAGATATCACAATCATATGGCATCACCCCGTCCATGACCCAGCAGTTGCTGGGCGCCGGTATCGCGGGTGTTGGCCTGTACAACGCATTTCGATAGGGGCTAGCTGATGAATATCCTTGAGCAAGAAGACCTCATCAAGGGACTGCCAGATCAAGCCCTAATGAAGGAGGCGTCAGCGCCCAGCGGTCAGGTTCCCCAGTTTCTGGTTATCTCTGAGATCAAGCGCCGCAGTGACATGCGTAAGCGCTTTGAGCAACAACAGCAACCAGATGGCACCGTTAAAGACCAGATTGTGATGGAGGCGATGGGTATCGGGGGCGTGATGCCGCCGCAGATGGCTTCTGCGCCTCAGCCAATGGGTCCAGCAGGGGCGCCCCCGATGGGTGCTATGCCACCCCCTATGGGCGGTATGCCTCCGCAGGGAGCACCTCCAATGGCTCCCCCCATGCCACAGGGAATGCCTCCGATGCCGCAGGGCGGTATAGCGTCTGCTCCACAGGCTATGCCCCCGATGGGTATGGCGCAAGGCGGGATAGTGCAGATGCAGACTGGCGGCGCTCTTCCTGCTGGTCAATATCGCCTTTTTGATGGATCAACTATTGCCGAAAAGATGGCGGAGTTGTTGAACAGGGTCCGCAGAGGGGAGCTTGCTTACGCTGATGTGCTTGCAAACATTTCCTCACTGCCCGCCTCAGAGGCTCGGGATATGGCGTTAAGCTATGTTCAGTCCGAAGCTGGAGGCAAGCGCGCTCCCAACCCCGAATCCAAATTCAGGATGGATGAGGGGATGTTTGGCTACTCAGACAGAGATGCCCGAGTTATGGGGACGATGGAGTCGCCACTACCCGACAGAGAAAGTTACCCCGCTGGCAAGCAGGGTCGCGAGCTTTTTGAAAGGGAGTTCATGGATACCTTGAACGCCAATGATGCGATCTTTTACGGGCAAAACGCCATCGCGCCTGATGCCTCGGAAACGGATCAGGGCATTATGGCAAATCTGGGCATGCCAACTAGAGAGCAGGGGCAAGCCGCAGATCGCTCAAGAATAGAACGTATCAGAGGGAAACTCAGCCCCCCTATCGGGCCTATGGGCGCTATTGACGTGGATAGCGGAATTGCAAGCATGGTCAGTGAGCGTGCGCCAAGGTCAACAACTGCATTTGATTTTCTGAGCATGAAAGGCAGTGACTTCGGGCCACTGCCAGAAGGCAAGACAGTAGGACCAAGCCCGTTTGAGCGCTTGGTGCCGGAAGGAGGCCCGTATGCGCGACAGCTTGCAAGCGAGCTGAACGAAATCGAAGACCTGACGCTATACGGAATGCTTACCGCTGACGAAAAGGATCAGAAAGTGGCGGACCTGTTTGGCACCGGGTTTGGCGGGGCAGACTACTCTCAAGTCACACCTTCTGACGTGTATCGAACAGCAGGGTCGGGCGCCAAGGAGGGGACTGAAGAGACCCCTGTGGGCAGGGCTGTCAGCGAGCTATCGAACTACCCATCTCTTGATGAAAGCAATCCATTTATGGAGCAGATACAAGGGACTTTAGATGCGGCTAGAAAGATTACTGGCGACATCTCAGTGCAAGGCAAAAGCAAGATACAGACCCAGCCTGCACCAGCAAGCAAAGCGCCATCAGACGCAGACATGCCTGCTCTTGACTTCTCAGACCTAATAGCCGAAAGCAAGCAACAGGCTCTGGCCAACGCAGTGATACAGCTTGGCGCTGGCGTTTTGTCTGGTGACGTAGCGAAGGGGCTGTCTGCCGCAGGCGCCGCCGCTATGGAGGGCACTGCCGACGCCAGAGCGCTGGATATGAGGCGCCGTCTGGCTGAGTACCAAGCAGGCCGCGAAGACATCCGTAGAGGCGACGAGGCAACCCGATACAAAGAGGGGATGGATCTCAAGCGCGAGCAGTTTGATACGAGGCTCCAGTTTGACATGGCAAAATTGGACGCTGAGATAGATCAAAGCAACGAGGTAACTCGTAGGTCGCTCATCAACAGCATCCCAGATTTAATCAGGGAGGCAAATGACGAGATCACTAGGCTTCAGCAGTTTGGCTCGGACGAGGCGGCACTTTCAAGGATTACTGACCTGCAAGATCGGATAGAGTCGCTGTACAAGCAATACGAGAAGTATTCCACGATGCCATCTAGAGGGAAAAATCGCTTCAGCGGTTATTCACTTGTAGGCCAGAGGTAAGGGTAATCCATGCCCGTATCAGAAGTTCGCGTTCCTGACGGAAGGGTATTTGAAATATCTCACCCAGAAGGTGCCAGCAAAGAAGAGATATTCGCCTTTGCAGAGTATCAGTATCTTCAGTTTGAAGAGCCTCCAGAGAGGACGATGCCGGTTGCTCCCCCTGTCGAGGAGGAGGAAGATACTGGCATGCTCTCCGATATTGCGGAGTTCGGCCAGCGGACTCTTGGGGCGGCAGGCAGAATACTGGGTCAAGCCCCGGCTGGCTTGCAGTCTATGTTCCGCGAGGGCATGGAAGAAGACGAGGAGCTTGTCGAGCGCAATCGCGCCATAGAAGAAAGCATCCGGAGCGGCCTCGGCTATGACGATGAGTATGACGACTCAACCCTTGGGCTAGCCGCAGATGTCACCGGATCAGTACTGGGCTTTGGCGGCACCACTTTAGCCGGCGCGGCTTTGGGCAGTGTTGTTCCGGGCGTCGGCACGCTTGTCGGGGGCGTGCTGGGCTTGGGTTCGGGTATATTGCTGGGTGCAGGATCAAATGTGGCTCGCGGCATGGAAGAAGCGGCGAGGCAGGTTGAGCGCGGCGAAATTGTTAGCGATGCGGACTACGAGGCGGCAAGTACAAGACTGGCGGCGATTGGCGCCTCCGAAGGACTGCCGTTTATTGGCCCCACGTTCAGAGTATTGCGCCGTATATCAGGAGCCGCGGCTAAAAACCCCAAGGCGGTAGAGACGCTGGGGGATTATATTCGTAGTGCGGCTTTGCAGGGCACGGAGGAGGCGGCTCAGGAAGCGCTTGCCGGTATAGCCACAGATGCTGTACTAAAAGAATACATCAACCCAGACATAGAGATTGGTGACTCGCTCGGTATTGACCTAGTTGCAGGCGGCACGGCGGGAGCGCTTTTTGACGTGGCGATCAATCTTGCGACCCGCAGAAGGCGAGCGCCCACCGCTGTAGATGAGGAAATCAAGCCGTTCCGAGAGGAGCTGATTGCTGAGGAGGCGGCGCTACGCGAAAACATTGAGTCCTCTGAGGAGGCAAGGCGCGAGCGGATGGGCGAGCTTGCCCGTATGCCAGTAATTCCCGCCGAAACGGGCGAAGTAATACTTCCTGAGCTGTTAGAGGCAGGCAGGGCGCTTGTTGAGCCATCACCAGCCGAGATGAAGGTGCTGGAAAAGCGCCGGACAGGGGAAGAGTTGACAAGCGCCGAAAGGCGCATCCTGAGAGAATACAAACAGCGCGTCCCTGACGCCGATGCATACAATGAGATTGCTAGACGGGTTGTGCGCCAAATGGGCGATCAATTCCCCGTTGAGCCAGAGTTTTATCTAGACGATCAAGTTGACGGCATGCCCGGAATGGTGGCCATCAGAGACGGTAGCGGCAGGATGTATGGCTCTCCTCTCCGCGCAGATATGGCCCCCAAGCTACAGCCTGCTGTCGCCGCGCTCAACGCACAGACCGTTGAAGAAAACATATTCCAAAGCAACCGAACGGCAATCGCCGAGTCCAAAGAGCAGTACTCGCCAGATCAAATTCAAACACTCCAGCGGCTTGGCCGCATAGCGCTTGGGCCAGAGTCCCTTTCGTATTCGTCAGAGGCCGCAGACTATGCTGGCGGCACTACGGTTGAGAATGGGTTTATCCCGCATCTCTCGGCAGAAAAGGCGCTTGAGGCAAATATACCCCGAAGCAAGCAGACCGTCTCCCAGCGCATCAACATCCGCCGCCTTAAAGAAGGCAAAAGCCCCACAAGGAGATTTGCCCTAAGCGAAATAAGGCGGGAGATCGGCAAAGATGTTGGACGGCTGGCAGAATATGAGGCAGGCGCGTTTGACGTAGACACGTTCAGAGCACTGCCGATGCCGGTGCAGGGCAAATTTGCCGTTGTCCCAGAGCGCATGAACGCTAACGGCGTTATGGAAGCGTCGGGAGAAACGCTGTTTGATCGCCCCCCAACAAAAGCAGAAAGGCAGGCGGCAAGGGAGGCAGGCAGGAGTATTCCAGCGCGGGTGCCATTTCAGTCCGCTCAGGATGCGGCTAACTTTGCGAGAGAGGCAAATCTTGCGAAAGGCGGCGCATACATCCCAAGCCAAGAAATTATGGGCGACCCTGACTTCAGTATTGAAAAGATACAGGAGTTGCTTGACGGGAAAAACATATCCTCCGACATTAACTCGCCAGAAATCAAGGCGCTTGCCTCGCGGTTTACTGGCAACAAGTTAAGAAAAGACCAAACGATTGGCGATATGACCGCTGGTGAGCGGCAGTTGTTTTACCAGAAATTGCGCCAACTACCCCGATTCACTTCTCCCACCAAGATCCCTTTATTTAAACTGCGAGCCAGACCGACCGCAGAGCCAATTGTGGAAGAGCAGGCCCAAACTGAAGTGCTCGGGTTGCCATCACCGGCAGTCCCGCAGGGGATGGATGCGGCCACAAAGGGCATGCTGGAGCGTGCCCTTGAGTCCAGACTAAGGCAACTTGGCCTGACAGATTACAAGACAATGGTCACGAACACACTGAAGGCGGTTGCTCGGGACGCGGACGGCAACGTCTATATGCGTAGCCTGCCAGAAGATCAGGCCGCAGGCGCTCTTGCTGAGGGCGGTATCAGTGTGGACGGCGCTCGCGTTATCCAAATTGCTGTTGACAACATCATGGCAAGAAAGGTCAAGCCCGATGACCTTGAGGCGGCTGTGGTCGATGTGCTCAACCATGAAGTGGTTCACGCTCTCCGCGAGCTTGATGTCATTACGGAGCAAGAGCTACGCTTGTTACAGAGGCTTTCTTCTCGCTACCGCAAGACATCCACCGGACAGACCTACGCCGACTGGGCGATTGAAACATATGGCGATACAGAATCAGACGTAAACATCGCCGAAGAAGCAATCGCAGAGATGATTCGAGATGCTATTTCAGGGCGCGTCATTATTGACAATAAGCCAGCAGTAGTATCAGGCAAGCCACGGTCAATCATCAACAAGATCATCAAGTTCTTCAAAGGTCTGATTGGCGTAGCGCAGGATGTTGATCCCGACTACACGTCCTTCACTCAGTTCATGAATGATCTTGAGTCGGGCCAGATCGGAGCGAGAGAAAGGGGGCCAATTAGGACTCTGTACAGGCTAGAGCGGGGAACGGGCCAGTTTATCGACCGGCCAGCGCCATTGCGCACTCAAAGGCAGGTGGAGACCTATGAGATTGAGACCCCGACAGGCCGCACCGTTATTGAAACAGACTCCCCCCAAGCGGCTGAAAGAGCGGCTGAGGCGATGGGTGGCACTGCCACGCAAACTGCGCGAGCGGGTGATCTCATGGAGGAGGCCGGACTTGGCGACATGATGCTGAGTCGTCGTGCCGACATGAAGCATGGAATTCCCAGAGAGTACATTGTCTCGTCGAAGGGGCAAGTGTCTGGCAAGCCGGCACTGCCAAAGGCAATTAACCCCAACAACGGCGAGGCTCAGGCCCAGAAGCTGGCTGAGCTGGCAGAGCGGCACCCAGACCCGCTAGCCAGCAAGGCCGCATGGCTTAAATTTGAGCGCGACCTTCTAGGTGACAATGAAACCCCGTCAGCGCCAACAGGGTTAATCGACCTGTACAACGACATGGATTCTTGGGTTGACAGGCACGAACAGCTCACCCCAGAACAACTCACCGCCGCAGGCGAGGGGTTTGAGCTGGTGGAGGATATGAGCAAAGCCTATGAAAGCGGCGATGCCACCGTGGACACGACAGGAAAGTTGATGCTGTGGGGCATGCTGTCCCGAATGCTGTCAGCGCACCCACATGAATCTGCGTTTCTTGATGCCGCTGTAGACCGGAAGCTATCTGAATTTATTAAAAGAGCAACCGAGCGGGAGTGGACTCAAGCTGACATTGACGAGTATCTTGAGTGGTCTGATACGGTTATTCCGGACTTTGCTCCGTCCAAGCAAGGCACATCCAATCTCCGCGCCTTTGGCAAGACGTTCCTGCCAAAAATGTCAAAGCGCATGCCGAGCGGCAAGTCCGCCTTGGAAGAGTTGCATGACCTTATAGCTGACAAGTCTGTGCCAACAAGCGATATCCGGGCCAAGTACTACGGCTTGAATCAGGGCATGGGCATACAGAATAAAGTGCTTTCATTTGTCCTCCTCATGACCGGCAGAAAAGATGTTGTAATCCTAGACCGCATACAGATCAACTCCATGTGGGATGCCGGTCGGTTCGGGAAGTTGATATATGACGATGTGGCCAGCCTTTTTGAGGGCGCTCACGGTCTGGCAAGGTATGAAGCACTGGAGCGCTCGTTGGCGAGCAGGATACAAGGGCTTTATGACAGAATTGGTAGGCCAGAGGATGCGTCTGTTGGCCGCTATCATTGGGAGAGCTGGGTAAGAGACTCGGGTCAGGTCGTGTCTCATCCGACAATAAAGGGGCTGATTAGGGAGACTAGGGAAGATCAGCCGCTGGCCAGCTCTTATGCAGACATAGGCGCGCCAGAGGGGCGGTTCCATCAATTTGCATTTGGCTCTGTTTATGCGCGTGACGCAGACGGCACCCCGTATATCATGTACGCAGACAGTAATGGCGTCCCGTATAGGTTCGGACTAAAACGATTCAAGGACTTCTTGGATCAGATAAAAAAGCCGGCTAGCGGAGTCATTCCTGCTAAATTTAGCGTAAAATCATACAGGGACGCCGGCTACCCGTGGTATCAGTCAGAGGAAGTAAATCGTGAAAGACTCGACCAGATCATCCAAGATTTCTCAGAAGGAGCAACGTCTACAGAGGCGGCTGTTTCAGACGCTGTTAAATCTGAAGCAGAAGCCGATGTCTCCGGACAGCGACCTCGCGATGAAGACATCTTCGGTCAAGACCGCATCGCCTTCTCTCGCCGAGCGGCAGACAGGAATGTAGAGCAGTCAAGCAACGAGGCTATGGCGGACGTTGCTGAGTATGTAACAGAAACAAGCCCTGATGCCGCAGGAATGGCGACAATTGAAGCAGGCCCAATGGCCTACTCAATCAACTCAGGATTCGCAGATCAAAACGGGTACGCCCCGACCTTCACCACGCCATCCCGATCTTGGTTTCAGAAGATCGTCTTCCAAGTGCAAGACAAACTAACCGACCTCAAGTCCATAGAGGATGCGATTAACGAAAACAGAAAGGCCAGAGGGCTTCGCCCGCTCAAGGCGGCAGAAAGCGCGTACACCGGAGAGGAGACGCTTCCCGGCAAGATTGGCGAGTTTGACCGGCGATTCAAGAGCAACGAGCTGGAGCCGTTACTCAAGGATATGGCGGACAGCGATGTCACACTGGATCAGATGGATGAGTTCTTGGTGTTGCGTCACGCGGTGGAGCGCAACGACCGTGTTCGCAAGATAAACCCAGCAATACCCGATGCAGGCTCCGGCAAGTGGGCGGGTCAGGAGCTTACTGACCAATATGTTAAGAACAAGATGTTGTCTGACTTCGGCATGAAGTGGAACGACAGCAAGGGCGAGTGGGAGGGTGGCAACGAGCGAGGCCGTACTTTGTCCAGACTGGCCTCCCGCGTTGATAAGATCAACAGCACGACGCTAGCGATTAGCCGCAAGGGCGAGTTGATCACCGAGCAGGAGCGTGAGTTTCTGGACGGCTTCTTTAAATACTACACTCCATTGCGAGGCATCGCTCAGGACGAGGACATTGCGGCGGAGACAGATGAAAGGACCGCTGGCTCTGGCGGCACACTGAGCATTGTTGGCAAGGAAGTAAAGCGCCTGATTGGCCGCAAGACTGAGGCGATATCGCCCTTAGCGACCATAGTCACAATGCGAGGCACGCAGGCGGCTAGGGCGGTCAAGAACACGTCGTTTGGCAAGCGGTTGATCAAACTGATACAAGAAAACCCAAACAATGACGTGTGGCAGTTAATATCTCCGGAAGACCCTAAATACAAGACGGCGTTTGATTCGTCTTACACTTACGTCGGCCCAGACAGGTCACGATACGGCCAGAAAAAAAGCGATATATCTGGGGAGTCAGACAAAAAGAACTGGGTCAAGCGGGTGCGGGTGGTTCAAGACCCGGTGTTTAACCCTACTGGTCAGGAGTTGTTAGGAGTAAAGGTTGACGGCCAGCAGTACTACGTCTTCTTCCAGAATCCCGAACTTCGCAAGGCGGCAATAAACCTTGACGCCCAGAGCGTCGGATATTTGGTGGAGAAATTGAACGGGTTTACCCGCTTCATGTCATACGTCAACACCAGCCTCAACCCAGAATTTGTCATGGGTAACTTCCCTCGCGACATCGAAACAGCGATCTTCAACATAGTTGGGGAGCAGACGATGGAGGGCGGGAAGGCGCTGGACGCGAAGGGCATCATTGGTCAGGTTCTGAAAAATACGATCCCGTCCGTCCGCACTTTCTATAAAGGATTTCGCAACCCAGACAGCCTGTCAGCCGAGGACGCCACCAACTTCCGCGAGTTCATCACCTCTGGAACCAAAACAGACTGGTTCCACTCCCAGCCGCCAGAACAGCAAAAGAAAAACCTTGAGATGATGGCCGAGATGGCTAGGGGCACGTTCAAGGGGGGCGCCGCACAAGGGTTCAAAGCGGTCAAGGACTTTGTAGATGACAGCAATAACGCCGTTGAAAATGGCGTGCGATTAGCCACATTTGTCGCCGCAAGGGATGCCATGATCAAGAGCGGCATGTCACGCTCGGACGCCATACAGCAGGCTTCTACGCTTGCGAAAAACCTAACCGTCAACTTCAATAGAAAGGGCAACTCTGGTCAACTGCTGAACGGCTTGTATCTCTTCTTCAACGCCTCAGTGCAGGGCACCGTCAACACAATGCGCGGCTTGAATGTGTTTGACCCCAACTCATCAAGGACAAAGCAGGCTGTTGTGGGTTCCATCATGGGGTTTGGCGCACTCACGACGGCGATTGCCAACGCCCTGATGGGCGAGGATGAGTTTGAGAGAATACCTGACTACATCAGGGATCGAAACATCATTATCCCAGACGCGCTGTGGGGCGGAAATCCAGAGACATACTCAACCATCCCCTTGCCATACGGTTACAACGTGTTCTGGAATCTGGGGGAGAACGCCTACCTTGTCTCTGCTGGGCAGGTGTCGCCAGAGAATGCGGCGGTCAGGGCAACCAACGTCTTTCTTGGATCATTCAACCCGCTCGGGACGTCCACCAGCGAAACGTACCTTGGCTCACTGGCCAAGACCGGAACGCCGCAGTTTCTCAAGCCCGTTCTTGAGCTGGTAATGAATGAAAACTATTTTGGCTCTCCCATTTATCCCCCAGACAGTCCGTTCGGCGGTGGAGACGACCCGCTGTCACGTCGCTCTTTTTCTAACACCTCACAAGTCTGGAAGAGCATTGCAGAAACAGTCGGCACGCTGACTGGCGGCAACGAGTCCGAACCGGGGCTTATTGAAATGCCCCCGGACGCCCTGAGCTATCTACTGTCTTTCTACGGCGGAGGCGCAGGATCGTTTGCTGAAAGGACGTTCTTCAAGGTGCCAGATGCGCTGATGGACCCGACGCGGGACTTAGAGGTCAGGGATATCCCCTTTGTTCGCAGGATACGCGGCGAGGTGGACAATCGCGTGGACAGCGAGTCATTCTACGAGCGGCGAGAAACGCTACAGAGAAAAGACAGGCAGGCGAATGACAGGCTGACGGGCGCAGAGCGTATCGCCTACATCAAGGAGAATCAGGATTACATAAAGATGCTCCCCATGCTTCAAGGAACAGAAAAGACGTTACGAGCATTGCGCAAGTCACTGAGGAACCTTGACAAATTGCAGAATGTGAGTCCCCAAAGAGCGCTTGAAATTGCCGAGCAAAAGCGGAAAATACAGGAACGTATCGATAAGACGATCGAGCGCTTCAACAAGCGGTACGATGAGGTAGTAGGAAAAACAAAATAACATTCTAGCTGGGGGCAATGAATGCAATTAGGAAAGTTTGCCGAGAGCAAGGCTCAGGCCGAAGTTGCGGCTCTGCTGGACAGCGGCCTCACAAAAAAAGAAGCGGCTCATAGGCTGGGCATTGGAGAGCGCAATGTCTATCGCACCGTAACTCGCATTAAGGCAAACGCGGCGCGGCGAGGTTACAGCCCAGAACACGACATGACGCATGTTGTGCCCGAGGGGTACAAGGTCAAGGGCGTATCCACTTACTACAACGAAGACGGCAAGCCCACCGGCCAATGGGTTAAATCTGCGACCGACGAAAGACAGCGAGTCGAGTCGATACTCCGCGCGATAGAGGACTCCTCTAAGGCACTCCCCGCATTCAAGCCGGTAAAACCGCCAAAGCAGGCAGACGAAGACCTAGCCTCCCTCCTTACTATCACCGATTTCCATCTCGGCATGCGTGCTTGGCGTGCCAGTGACGGCGAAGATTGGGACGTCAAGATTGCGCGTGACGTGTTTCTGAACGCTATTCATGACATGTTGCAGGGAAGCCCCAAGTCCGGTACAGGGATACTCAACCAGCTTGGCGACTTCTTCCATTGGGATGGCCTGATCCCGGTCACCCCTACCTCACAACATGTTCTGATTGGCACCGACGACCGATACAGCAAACTTGTTGAGATGACCATCGCCATCATGGATGAAGCGGTCAAAATGATGCTGGGCAAGTTCGGCAGGGTGATGATTGTCCAAGCCGAAGGCAATCATGATCTGTCCTCCAGCGTATGGATGCGCAAGTACATGAAGCACCGCTTCCGTGATGAGCCGAGAGTCGAGGTAATCGACAACGAGTTCCCTTACTACGCCTACCTACACGGCCAGACCATGCTTGGTTTCCACCACGGCCACAAGATGCGCATGGCCAACCTGCAAAAACTGTTTGCGGCAGAGCCTCGGTTCCGTGAGATGTGGGGGAAAGCGAAGCACTGCTACATTCATTGCGGCCACCTGCACCATGAGCGAGTTCTGGATGACGCAGGCGCCACGATTGAGCAACATCCCACGCTCTCGGCCCGTGACCACTACAGTAGTTCACACGGCTACATCAGCCAGCGTGGTGCAAAGGTAATTACATATGACAAGTTGGATGGAGAAATACACCGAGTCACAGTGAGGCCGAGGTATGACAAAGATTCTTGAGTTCAAGCGCCCGATGGCGTGGGAGTCAGCGCAGGAAATGGCTGAGGCATTTGCAGAAAGGTTAAGTGACAACGATGACGGATTGGCTGAAAGTCTTTACAGCGCAGTAATCATGTACCGCCTCAAAGATGGCAGTATTGCCTTTGAATGTAGCGACAACGCGAACGCCCTTGACGTGGGGATGATGGCCTCAGCCGTTCACATTGCCTGCCTATATGAGCTGGGGGCGGTTAACTCAGAGGAGGAGGTTCTGCACTAGCCTCTGGGAAGAATAAAGCAACCGCCGACATAAACAAGACAATAACCACAGCCCAGACATACTCTGGCACCCCCTCCTCCCGCAACTTCTTCTTGCACGACTCGCACAACGCATCCGATATCGGAATGCCTGACTTGTTGCAGACGTAACAGTGCCTCACTGGGAATGCCTCCTCTCCATTAAATGGCGCCAAAGCCATTCTATCGGCTTTAGATCGCGGGACTCCATAACCAGTCTTTCACCATAACCAAAATCATGCGTCTTTGCCTGAGCATGAAACAGCTTCTTGCCTACCGCGCCCCAGATACGCATTGCGGCTGGGTCATCTGTCTTGCTGACCAGCACCGCGCAGTCCGCCTTAAACTTCTCCATGTTGTCAAAGATAAGCGGGCCTCCGTACTTGTTTGTGAATTTCACGTCGATTGAAATATCATCAAACCAGAGGTCAACGCCACCGTCAGTCAGCACATTAACTTCTGGCAAGTCAGTACCAAGAACCCTCGCAACGGCAAACTCAGCCTTGAATCCATATATGTTTGCCTCAACCCGAGACTGACGCTCATTCTCCAGTCTAGGCGGGAAACCCTGCATCTCGCACAGCTTCACCGTGTCGGCGCCCATCAACTCAGAGGCATGGACATCCTTTTTACTGAGACGAACAAGCATTTATAGCCCGTTCATCTCCGCTAGCTTGTTCTGAGCCTTTTTCAAGTCCTCAATCGCCGCCTCAATAATATCCAGACTATCCGCGTTCATATTGGATATGTCTGCTATCCTCTTGATGGCCTTGTCCAACTCCTCCAGCCTGTCCAATACCGCAGTTACTGCCTGCTCTGCCATATCTCCCTCCAACTCTACTTTGATTCTGGTCACGCCATACCCTCTTCTGCCGGCGGTATGTAATATCCAATCTCTGCGGCGACACGACATAGCGTTTCTATTAGGTCTGAATAGTCACCTCTAGAGGCGTCACCTGAACGCTTGACCGGCCTTCTTCTCATGCCAAACTTGGTCGCATGTTCTGTTGAGCCATAGCATTGGCACAGCATTTCCTCATGCATTTCGTCTGGCGTCATGCCGCAGAACCGAGCAAACTCGGCGCAATACTTGCGGTAGTAATTTTCCTGCGGTCGCGTGCGCTCACTCCGTAGCGGCTTGATTTCAATGGTGACACCGTATGGTGCCTGCTTGTTGGTGGCGATCAATTCCTTTACGGCATCCGGAAATGCCGACGAAAGATACTGGAACACGTTCATCAACTGGATGGACTTAGTTCGCGGGATGTGCAACTGCATCTGCGGTCTCCTTCTCTTGGTACGGGCGGTAAAAATAGAGGGGGCAATTTGGCGCGGTACAGTTCCTTATGCTTTCGCGGAACCCCGGCTCAATGTGGTCCTTTGTACACCCCATGCAGTGGGCGCACATCGCTTTAATGGCCCTCTGCCTTGTGCGCTTTCTTTCATACTGAATTAGCGGGTTGTAAGTGGTCATGGTTTGTGTCCCTTGATTTCGATGATCTCCTGCGCAACACGGCGCACCAATGTCTGAATTATCAGGAATAAGAACTGCTCACTGAGATCGATCTTTTTGTCGAACGATGACCCATCAAAGGCCACGTCGAATTTATAATGACATCTTGAGCACAGATCAGCGATGCAAAGGTCATGCGGCTTGTGGCCCGTACCTTTCCCAAACCTGTGCGACCTCATTCCGGTGTAGTGTGCGGCAACCACGGTGCCATCAGCGGCACCGCAGTTAACACATGACTGGCCCTTGGCCCCGTCAAGCAGTTTCTTTGACCTAATCAAAACGGAATATCATCCTCTGGCACCAGAATGGGCTGTGGCTTCGGGGGAGGTGCAGTCTCCTCTCCGTCCCAGAATACCTCGCCAGTCACATACTGGTATGGCTGGCCGGTGTCTTGCGCTTTGCGGGTCCATGACGCCAGCTTGATTTTGGGCGTCTCACCCTTCTTGGCCATCGCCACCAAACCCTTTAACTGCTCGCGAGTCAGGTCAACCTTGCCCGTCATGTCGGGGTGGTTCTGCGCCTTCTTGTCTTTATTCGGCCAAAGACCGCCTTCGCTTTTGTGGTACTTACTCATTTCTTTCTCCCTTAAAATGGCTGAGGGCAAAAGCCGTAGCCAGATGTTGTTGTGTAGTGAGACGAACTGCCGATCCCACACTTCCACTGGCAAACGACCTGACCGTTTACCCCCTGTTGCTGAGACACCTTACTCCAAAGGTGCGCATGCCCCAGCGCAGATGCTGACAAAAACAGCGCCACGATGACGCCAACAGAACGTAACTTACTCATTGGTTCCCTCCTTTTGGGTCTTGAGTTGTTGCCGTAGAGCAGTGAAGTGGCCCTTCAGTTGCTCGTAGTGCTCGTTGTAGTTTTGATCCAGCAGATCAATTACCTGCTTGTTCTGTTTCCAGAAGTCGATCAGGTCTTGCTCTGTCCCTGTTGCGAACGTGTCAGCAGTACTCATCATGAACGCCAGCACGTTATCCGCTTCTTCTTCAGACCCGATATGATTCTCGGCAGGCTGTTCGGCAACCTCCTGCTTGATCGGCGTCACCTTCTGCGCCGGCTCCCTCGCCTTGGCCGGCTTCTTCTCTGGCTTCGGCTCTGATGGCGGCTCATCGTCTGGCGGCAGGTCTTCGCCAGCATAGATATAGTGTCCTAGCCCAAACATGCCGATGCATTTGGTCAAGCAACGCATGCGGGTGTCTGACACCTTGCGTATGTCTGGGTTTTGGATGGCCTGATTCTTGTAGTCCATCACCGGCAACCACATTGTTCGCTCTAGCTCGCCGATCTTGACTCTGCACCAGACCTCGCAGAATCCCTGCGCGTCCCGTTGCTCATTGAAGAACTCATAGGTCGCATCAGGATAATGCTCCATCAAGATGCCCCAAGCCCACGCCCAAGACAGGTAACTGAGACCGTTCTTGCTTTTTTTGTGCTCGTTGCAATCGACCTTCGACAGCGTCTCCCAGACCGACTCGTATGTCGGTTCAGAGGAGGTAGTTTTTTTTGTGCTCATTGCTCACTCCTAGTGTTTTCCAGACTTCGTTTGGCTTCATCTTGTAGAATTCCGCGGCTCCGATGTTGCCGATGTGTTTATCGTTAAGATAAAACGCCAGCGTGTTGCCGTGGATGACTATCTGTAACTTGTTTCTTGATTGTTGCATCATGCCAACAACCTTGAGGTAAAAGTCAGGGTCTTGTTGAATCATGCGGCCCTCCATTGGTCGCACCACTCAGCAACACGGCACCAATTATCTTCGCATCTGGTGTACCGTCCCTCTCTCGTCTCAACGATCAAATCATCCTTTCCTTCTGCGTATTCACGCGCCTGCTCCATTGAGTCAAACACCCTTAACGCTCGTTTGTTGCCGTCTTTCTTTACAGCGAACTGGTCAGGTTTTTTCCAGCGCTCCTCATCAGAGCACAGGGGTAGTGGCTCGCCGGTTAGCCGCAGGAATTCCGCTTCGTCGTGCAGGCGGACCCGTTCGCGGACATAGCTATCCCTGTCTTGTTTGCTCCAGAGCGGGATATCCACGATCACGATTGGCGCTTTCGGGTAGTTGGCCTCGCCGGCCTTGCTTCGTTGCCAGTCCCGCAGGACCGCCACGATATTGAGCGCTGACACCTCTGCGTCATGATTCTGCTCGACCAGCCAAGCGTAAAAGTTAAGTTGCTTGTCCCACTCCTTTTTGCCGTAGATGACCGACCAGACTGACGTACACTTGTAGTCGAGAATGGTGACCGTGCCATCTGCCTCGGAGCGTTGCAGGTCGATGGCGCCACTGATAAGCCAGTTATCGATCTCTGCAAACAACCTTTCCTCAACGACGTGGCCGTCCGGTTGATGGCGTTCAAACATGTTATGGACTGCGGTGCCAAGCACAGACCAGACCATGTCGGATGCGTCCTCTTCTATAACTGCATCATGCTCGGCCTTGAGAATGCGCACACGCGGAGAGTCGATCAACTGCGTAACAGATCGATTGCTGTTGCCACGGCTGTAATCGCTGTGGGTTAGCGCCTGATAAACAGGCTCCGGTAGGTTTGTGTGGTTAGTTATTCTCACTGGATTCTGAACACCCGCATCTGGTCGCCGTCACGCACCACGCTGAATTTCTTCGGAGGGTTGCGCCTTTGGAACCTCACCACCCGTTGGCGTAACGCTTGGACAAGTCGGGCGTCTTCTGACATAACTGGGGCGAGGAATGATTCGTTGATCTCCATCTCCGAAAATGGTAACTCTGGCAAGCGGGTGCGTTGCGGGATTGGAATGTTCCGTTCGATCTTGATCATACTGCTCTCTCTCTTCAGCTTCTTGAAGTTGGTAGACGTAGCGTCCCATTTTGCTCATACAGCGGTCCTCGTTTTGAACCAGTCGAAATGATAATAGGGGGAAGAAAGGAATGTCAAACAATATTGTAGAAATGGTGATCTATGGCGAGCCGTGTAGCAAAGCAAATAGCCGTAGACTTGTTAAGAGCAAGAGCGGACGACCCCTGTTCATCAAATCACAGAAAGCGCTCGATTATGTCAAGTCATTTGAAAAGCAATGCAGAAAAATTGAGCCGCCAGTCGAGAAAGATGTAGCCGTTCGGATCGTAATATTTTATGCTAGCAGACGGCCTGATCTTGACGAATCACTGATACTGGACTGCATGCAGGGTCCAATATACAAGAACGATAGGCAGGTCAAAGAAAAGCACATAATCTGGGGAGGGGTTGACAAAGACAACCCGAGGGCAGAAATCAATGTCCGGTATTTACAAGACGGTCTACAGCAAGGTGATATTTCAAGCGATTCGTGATCTCGTTGGCTCACAGCCGCAAGAAAAAGAAGACGCCGTCAAGTATTTGCAATCCCCAGCATTCCTGTCGCACTGTGAAATAGCGGGTTTCCCGTCTGGCTTGCAGGACGCCTTGGATGAGATGTTATTGCTCAGTCGCACCGAGCAGAAAGTTGTCGCCAGAATGGTGATGGAAGAGCTGACATCTTGTGCATAAAAAAGCCCCCGATGGGCGGGGGCGAGACTCAAGGGAGGTTCACCACTAGTACTGTTCTAGTCTAGTACATTACTAATTATATATAAATAGTAATGTTCTAAGCTGGTACTGTTCTAGTCTAGGACAGTTCTAGGGTCTACTCATATCACAAAAAAAGGGGGTAGGCAACCGCTATGACCGCTTTGAACGACTACGTTCTTGGCCATAGTCAGGACGCCCGAGTAAGGTGTCCCGAGTGTGGCGACCAGCGCAAAAAGAAAAATCAGAAAACATTTTCAATCACGATCAAGCCCGATCACACCCTGTACCACTGCCACCACTGTGGCCTGTCGGGCGCTGTTCGGCGTGAAAAATTTTACGAGGCTCACATGGAGAAAGTAGTAAAGATACCCACCCAGCTAAACTACAACGTGCAGTTGATACAGGATTTTTTTGGCGTCAGGGGCGTGCCGCTGGATACCCTTGAGGGGTTACCAGCAATGACCACTGGCGAGAAATACTTTCAAGGCGAAATGAAACAGGCGGTCGGCTTCATCTACGGGCCGAGAGAAAACCCCACCGCAATCAAGTGGCGATCCGTGGAAGGGAAGGGATTTCTCTGCGATGGCGCACCAAGATCGTTCTACGGTATCGAAAACGTGGAAGATACCGACGAGGATTTGACGATAGTCGAGGGGGAGTGTGATGTCATTGCCTTGGCTAGCGTTGGAATTAAGGCCGTATCTTGCCCCAACGGCGCACCTGCAAAGGTCAGCCAAAATCGGGTCTCTCCGGAGGAGGACAATAAGTTCTCGTATATCTGGGAGGAAAGGGAGCGTCTGGAGCGCGTCAAGCGGGTTATTCTGGCGACCGACAACGATCAGGCAGGCGAGGCGCTGGCAGAGGAAATCGCCCGTCGAGTGGGACGGGCCAAGTGCTGGCGGGTCAAGTTTCCCGAGGGCACGAAGGACGCAAACGATGCTGTTGACAAGTTAGGAGCAGATGAAACGCGCCGGATCTTCGATAGCCCTGAGCCAGTTCCGCTGTCCGGAGTCTATGGTGCGTCGGAATATCTAAATGACATCAAAGACATCTACGCCAACGGCCACGGAAGAGGGGCCAGTACCGGGTATCACGCTATAGACGAGTTGTTCACAATAGCGGAGGGACAGCTATCTATCGTTACCGGCATGCCCAGTTCGGGCAAGTCTGAGTTCATTGACCAGATCATGATTAATCTGGCACAGCGCGAGTCATGGAAGTTTGCCGTGTGCTCGTTTGAGAACCCACCGCACATGCACATTGCCAAGCTGGCAGAGAAGGTGTCGGGAAAGGGTTTCTATGACGGTCTGGGGCCGCGAATGACTGAGAGTGAGCTGGATGAGGCGGTCGAGTTTATCAACAACCATTTCGTCTTTCTGGAGTCAAAAGACGGGGGCATGAGCACCATTGAAAGCGTGATTGAGCGCACTAAGCAGGCTGTGATGCGGCTGGGCGTGCGCGGTCTCGTGATTGACCCCTACAACTACATCGAGCAAGTCGGCTCAGAAGAGCATAACAGCATCAGCCAGATGCTGAGTCGGATCACGGCTTTTGCCAAAGCCCACGGCATCCATGTCTGGTTTGTCGCCCACCCACAGAAAATGTATCCCCGAGAAGATGGGAGCTATGCAGTGCCCAAGGGCATGAACATCTCCGGTTCTGCGGCATGGTTCGCAAAAGCCGATCTGGGGATTACCGTCCACCGAGGCGATGACTGCGTCGAAATCCATTGCTGGAAATCTAGATTCAAGTGGACGGGCCAGCAGGGGATGGCTTGTCTTACATATGAGCTGTCAAATGGAAGATACAGGGACTACGCTCCGCCGGCAGAAATCAGGACGATCAAGGGAGTTGACCGGAGTTGGGAGGACTTTGATGAGTTCTAGTTTTTACAGTATCGCGCAGGCTGAAAGCCTTGCGGTTACTGGGTTTGATCAGTTTGATCAGTTTTTCACACGCCCCGAAAAGCCTACTCCTAACAAGTTACCAGTAGTGTTTTATTATCCGGGGACAAATTCGCGCTCCGGGGAGATGGTTTATGTCTGACAAGTCACACACAGACCTCGGCACGAAGGAAATCTACAAACGCCACGCAGTGATGGTCGAGGGCGGCAACATGCCCCGCGCCAAGGTCATGGATCAGTGTCTGGTTGACCGATACCTGATGGACGGATTGTTGACGCTTCCCCAGCACCAAGCGGCAGAGTATGTCATGGCGCAGGCTTCGCAGGCTGGAATGTACACAAGGGCGCTTAACTTTGAGCCGTCTTCTGGGGAGCGTGCCAAGGACACAATGGCAAACGAATCGCTCATGCGCTACGGGCGCACGCTGGATTTAATTGGGAGGCGGTATGGGCCGTATCACAAGTATCTGGTGGAGGAGGTTGTGCTACATGACTGGGATGTTTCAGATGACGCCAAGAAAATGGGCGTGCTGAAAGAGGGGCTGGACTGGATATCGGAAAGGCGTCTGGCTGGCGGCAGGAATCCGCTGAGGAGATTGAAGGGTGAGTAGCTTTGACGAGCAGGTAGGCGGGGATCATTACAAGCGGTTCAAGATACAGCCGCTGGAGTATGCGCTGGAGAATGGTCTGGGGATTTGCGAGCACGCCGTGATTAAGTATGTGACTCGGTGGCGTGACAAGGGCGGTGCTGATGACTTGCTAAAGGCAAGACACTACATCGATCTTTTGCTGGAGTTTGAGGGCAAGGGGGGGGTGTAAAAACTGGAAAACTGGAAAACTGGAAAAACTGGAGAGGGGTGCGGTGGATAGCGTTTTTGCCAATCACTTTGCGTGTAGCCCCCTGACAAAAATACTTTGCCGACGCCACCGCTCGCCGTTAGGAGTGTGGGGCTAACTCAGTCTAGCACCAGTTCGCTTTTTCCGTAAAGCCGCTGGGCAACGAATTATCTCAATGGATGGAGAGTCTACCTCCCTTAGCAACAACACCGATAAGTTGGGCATTATCGCCACATCCTCTCCGAATCTTTCGGCCATCTGCGTGGCCGCTTGCACTGCTATCTGGTAATCGTCTGGCTCGGCCATTCATGATCCCCTTGCGCCTGAGAAATCGTGAGTAAGCGCCGGCCTCAAGGTCAGCGCATTTGCCTACCCCACACAAATCGGTTGATTCGTAGATAGCGGGGCAAGCGGGGGCGTGGATGCCCCCGTCCATGTCGCAGTACTGGCAAGTCATGAGACCATCGCCAAGATCACGATCACCAATGTGGTGAATGACATCATCGCGCCAGCGCCAGCAATCAAGGTCAGCATGGGTATCTGCTGAACCATTCGCTCGGCTTCCAGCACCCGATCCAGCATAGCATCTGGCATCTCGGGCGGCTTGGGCGCAGGCTCCGCCCTTGGCGCAGGCTCCGCCTTCTTCGCAGGCGCTCGCAGGGGCAGTGACCTCTGGGTCGTCTTGCGAATGTATGTTGCCCTCCATGCGACAGCGTCCCTTGTCCTGCCTAGTGCTTGGGCAATGACCGCCTTACTCAGTCCCTTCTCCAAACACTCCGTTAACACGGCATCATCTTCCTTAGACCACTTGGTAAAATGTCTTTCCATTGTGATTACTCCTCACAGTTGATATCTGGGTTGTAGGCAGGCCAAGCCTTACCCTCAACCATTTCACAGTAGTGGCGCTCGCTAGCGACTGCATCTTGATAATCGCCCTCTCCCGCCACAGCTAAAATGAGCAGGGCGATAATCACCCCAGCCCAAATTGACAACGCACTATCCATTTCTTGCCGACTCATATACCCCCCTCGTTGACGTAGCACCCGCCGATCACGATGCCATATTCGTTGGTGATGTCGGCCTCGCCGTCTTCGATAACAGTCGAGGGGCTGAACCCCCACAGCTTGGCGGCGGTGCGCATCTCCGCCTCGCAGGAAAGCCAGTCATCCATCGGCCTGCCGGTCAGCCACAGCGTAAAGGTCGGCTCTGGAGCGTCCTCAGCCTCTGGGCAATGGGGGTGGTGCGCGTTTACGCGCAGGCACTCGTTACACATTCTGATCATGTCATTCACTCCTACGTTGAGACAATGTTTATGTTACGTCCGCATGGACGCATAGGCAAGTACTATCATGCAAGTAGCTCAGAAAGTCCTCCAAAAACCCCTCGGCTATCGCGTAGTTTTCGGCGCGTGTTTGCTCACTTTTGTCACCTTGCAATTCGCATAGGATTTCACCCATGGCGAGTTTTGCGGTATCGATATCCATGATTTACTCCATAACTTGTTAAGAATAAAAATATCCGACATACCTCGCTTCACCAGCGTTCACTTGCGTGCGCTGGCGATACAAAGTTGGGTACTGGGGGCGCGTGGCCCCCGTGGATTACGCCGCCTGAGCGGACGATGGTGTCGGCACCGGACTCGGCGATCATGCGTCGAATGCAGGGCACCGGCTCGCTGTCGAGCACCACAACCAGATTGTCGCGCTGGCCCAGTGCGTTCCAGTCATCGTCATACATCTCGCCATCGGTGAACACGATGACCAGATCAGACTCCAGACCGTTCTGCTCAAGCCACTCGACGCCAGCGGTCATGTAGGTGCCGCCGCCGCAGGGTGCCTCAAGGTCGAGAAGGTCTGCACCGGAGTACACCTCGTCGGAGCTGTGGAACTGGTGATTAGTCCATGCAACCACAACGCCGTCACGCGGTTGGAGCGTGTCGATCAGAGACGCAGACTCAATCATGAATTGATTGAGCATATCGCGGCTGACTGATGCTGAGATGTCAACCACAATGGAGACGCGCCCGATCTGACCGATTGACGTGGGGCTGATGACGCCCAGCGTCGAGAACCGGCGGCGATGAATGCGAGACCATGTGGTCTGACCGCCAGCGCCTGCGCGGTTGAACCGATCAGCCAGCTCTGCACGCCAGTCGGTGTCGGATGCATTGCTGGGGCGGTAGCGGTGCGAACCCTCGCGGATAGACTCGGGGAGTCGTGCAGGGTCGCGCCCGTCAGCCTCAAGCTGATCGATGCCATCGTCCACTGATGAGCGGATGTCGTGCTCATCTTCGCGAGCGGCGGCTTCCTGCTCCTCGTCGGTGCCCTCATACTCGGGCGTCAGGTGATGGTCGTGACCGGCAGGCTCAGGCAGGGAGCGCTCCCCATCGTTACTGTCTGACTTGTCAGGAGCACCATCGCTAGTGTCTGCGCTGTCTCCAGAGCCGTCCTGATTTTCTGGCTGGCTACACTCGCCAGACTGGTCGCCGCTGGGGGCGGGATTGGTCTTGGCGTCATCGTTGTCATCCTGCTTTTGGTACAGCTCAGCGTAGACCGAATCGACAATGTCATCGCGCCCGTAGTCGTCGGAGTAGCAACCCTGCGGGATAGGCTCAAAGCCCATCGCCTTGCAGTCGGAGTTGATGACATAGTCGGCGGCGCGGTTATAGGTGCCGTGATCGAATGGCACGCTGGGTCGGAAAAACCCGCGATCCTGATACACCTTGCCGCGCTGGGGGTGCCGCAGGATTATGTGTGACACCTCATGAGCAAGCAGGAACGCCCGCTGTGAGTCTGAGTCAAGCCCGCGGAAAAACTCGGGGCTGATGTAAACATAGACGCCGTCAGTGGCGGCAGTGCCTACGGCGTCAGTCCAGATCACCTCAGTGGCGAGTAGCACGCTGTAGTGAACGGGCGCTTTAGTTTGCAGGATGATCAGCGCCGCAATGTAGCGGCGCGAGTTGGTGAGATCAGCAGTAGGTGCGAACAGCTTCTTGGCTCGCATGGTTACACCTCCATGCCGGCAGTTTGTGCCAGCGGTAAAAGATCGTGAAACTTCTGAATGAATGCCACAGCGACACTCGACGTGAGCACCCAGCCTTGACGGGCTGAGGTGCGGAGTAGCTTAGACCCCAGCGACACCTGCAAGTCGGGACGCAGGCGCGTGACATACGCCAGTGCCGCCTCGCCGGTATCGGCATTGTGCGCGGCATTGATGGCGCGGTTTGCGGCGAGCAGTTGGTAGCCCGTTGCGTCTGGCACGTTAGCGCCAGTGGGGTCGGCGAATATGTCACGGGCAGTCGGCACCTGATCAGCCATCGCAATGTGGCGGGACAGCATGCCAGCGGCGCGGTCGCCAATGTTGGCGGCGAGCAGTGACTCGACATATGACGGCAGATCGATACCGTCAAACTCAGCCGACTCGGTGAACGCCGTCAGGTGTTGAGCGGCACGCACCAGTGAGCGCGGGGTGCAGAATGGGCCGTCCTCAGTCGGGACGCAGTCGGCGAAAAAGCCGTCATCTGCATAGGCCATCGCGCAGTCAATCGCCAGCGGGTTGACGCCATTGTCAGCGGCCCAGTCGGCCCAGCCCTTGACATCAAACTGAAGCTCAAACACCGCGCACCGGTTGAGCAAGTGCGACAGCATGCGGGTAGCGCCTGACTTGTCAGATGTACGGTTGCCAGTGAAACAAACGATCCAGCCGTCAGGGATGGGGTGACCGCCGATAGTGCGCTCGGCGGGGTCGAGCAAGTCGGCCAGCACCTTCTGAACATCAGCGGTTGCCTGCATCAACTCGTCGATCAGGATGATGCCGTATTCCTTGCCGGTCTCCCTGATTTTGGTGATCAGCGGCGCGACAGTGAAGGTCGTGCGCAGGTTGCCGTCCGCGTCTTTTGATGGCAGTGCGACACCAGCAATCTCAGCAGAGTCGCGGTTGGCAACGCGCTCTTGAATGAATCCAAGGTCATCAGCGGAGACGCCGACGTGCTCCGCGTACAAGTCGCGGAACCAGCCCTTAAAGTATTGAGTCTTGCCAACGCCCACGGGGCCGATCAGACCCACGGGTTGCTGGTTACCGCTGGCCAATACCAGCGGGACGATTTTTTGAAACTCGGCGATAGTGGTTTGAATGTGTGCCATGTGATGATCCCTCCTACAGGATTTGATTAATCGATCAGGTCAGCGAGCAGTGAGTCGCCCGTGATCACGTTAGACGCGGCGGGTGCCGCGGGTGTTGCGGTTGATGGTGCCTTGGCGACAGCGGCCAGTGCCTTGCTGGCAGTGCCAGCGGCGCGGATCGCTTGATTGCGGCGAGTCGCGCTGTGCTTGACTTGTTCAATGTTAGGTATCGAGCCAATACGCTGGTCGATCAGGTCGGCAACCTCCAGCACGCGGGGGTCATTGTCATACCCCTCTACCATGTCGCGCAGTAGGCGTGCGTGGCGCTTGGCATTGTCGAGCAGTGACTGGTGCAGGCGCTTGCCCTCAGTCAATTGCTTTTCGACAACGTCCATATGCTTTTGAGCGCCCTCGATAGCGGCCTGCTTGGCGCCGTCCAATTGCTTGCTGAGTCGGTCGTGATGGCGCTGTGCAATGTCAGCGGCCAGACCGGCAGGCAATGCCAGACTGTCAACATTGAACACCGGCAGTGGCTCAGGCGCTCCGATAGTGACGCGATACTTACCAGCTAACACGTCAGGATCAGGCATATCCACGTCAGACACGCGGCCTAAGTCAGCGCGGTTGCGGCTGGCGTAGTACTGGCGATAATCGGGCATGAATGCGTCGAGTGCGGCGAATGCCTCACCCTTCAGCTCGGCCAGCTTGGCGAGCACCTCCGGAACCCGTGACACGGGCACGATGCGCTTTCCGCGCTTCTGTTGTCCCTCTTCGCAGTCGGTGAAGGGCAAGGTGTTGTCATAGAGCCAAGTGCGGATGCTGGCGAATTTGCTGTTGACCTGTTTGAGGTCGGTAGTGAGTCGGCCCAGCGCTCCGACACGGGTGCGCACCGGCACGTTGCCGTTGACTCGACACTCGGCGGCGGCGGCATCAGATGCCACGGCTGAATGCTTCATGGGGTCGGCGCGACCCAAACTAAGGTCGAGCACCATGTAATTATTGGCGATGGTTTGTTGCATATACATATTGATTCACTCCTCAGTGATGGGTTGGTG